TTAACTTGATTACCGGTAACTTGAACACTAACACTAGCAGAGGCTATACCACCTTGTGCCGCAAAAGCGTCTTCCGCAAAAGCGTAAAGACCGAAGTTCATTTATAGCCCTCCTATGACAGAGCTATGGATACGGCTACTGATGCATCGTGAGCTTTGTTAGCTGGTTGCGCAACAAAAACGTCCTTAGTCCCTGCACTAAAATTAACTAGGTTATTAGAATTAGATGAATCTATTACTTCATCCCTTTGCAAAGTAGTGGAGGCCGTAAGCGTACCAATACCTACTTCATATTCTGATCCACCTTGCAATGAGATAACATAATAAGTTCTGTTGCTAGTACCGACACCTGCATTAAAAGAAACGAAGCCAGCACTGGCTCCGTCGAGCGTAAAGTTCCCTGTACCTGTTGAGGTACTCGTTTCTTTGACTCTGTCAGCAACAACAAAAGACATAAAGTCTCCTTATGCTATTCTAATGATAGCGTTTGATGAATCTGCTGTTGGGAATTCTATTGTAAAGTCACCGTTCGTAGCTGTTTTATCTCCACCAAAATCTAACACAACAACAGCTTTGTTTGCTTCTGTTGTATTAAAGATAAGAGCTGCGGAAGCAGTTAGTGTTACAGAACTGAATGTAATGTCACTAAAACTTGCAACAGCAACAGTACCACTTAATGTTAAAGTAGTATTTGTCAGTGCTGTTCCACCGGCAGAATAGTTAGTGCCGGATGCTTCGTTAGTTGTGGTATAAGCAGTTGTCGCTGCTGAAAAACCATTAACGGTTGAATATAAAGCTATATGGAACGTATTTCCAGTACTCGGTGTAAAATCATGAGTAGCGGATAGGAGTTCCTGTTTAAAGCTATTTGGTACGATGTTTGCCATTTAATTGACCTCCTAATTATTATGGGTTACTTGTTTCTAAAGGTACACGAATAACCCCACTCGTGTACTCATCTCTTCTTCGACGTCCTGTCTGTTCTACACCAAAGGACTGCATTGCAGTTTGGTAAGACTGTTCGTATGTTTGTATCATATCAGGTGTTCCTTTCAAGAATTTATACGTTTCAATAATAGAAGCGTATAAAAGAACTTCCTGAGCATAAGTTGATACATAACTGGTATTAGAATCACTGCCGGTAATTGTAGACGGTTGGACAAAATAAGCCATGGTAATGGCATAGGTATCGTCCGGTGTGGGTGCTACAACCCAGGTATTTTCATCCCAGTTCGCATAATATTTTGGTGTTCCATAACTTGATCCGGGTGTCGGATCATATTCGGCCATGAAACTTGTATCTTTTTGTTCTAAAAAACTTTGATTACCGGAACTATCTGTTACTTGAACATAACGAATAACTCGTAAATTACTCGGTACAGAAATATATCGTTGTCCCACGACCATATTGGAAGTGGCATATTTTCTGTAGGAATCAATTTGTGCTTCTCTAAAAATTCTATTCTCGGCATTTTGCACAATAATATCTAAAGTAGAGTCTGATAAAACAGTACTATCGACTTCCGTATAATCTCGTATCGCTGATTTTAATTGTCCGTAATTCATGGTGTTATTGTAACAGGTCCAACGGAAATGTTACCTCCTCCTATTCTACCACTAGCATTAGCTGTGTCTGTGTTTACATTAAAAGTATAATTATTATCATCTGTTTTCGTAATTGTATAACCCGATGCATAATTTAAATTATCTGATTGAATTCCAAAATTCCCTGCACCGTCGGTAAATTTGACGACATCACCAGATGTACGACCGTGGGCCTCTTCAAACACAGAAATGGTTGAAGAACCGTTAGCCACGGTGAGAGGATTGAGGGTCAGTATTCTAGCAACAGCCGGCTCTGTTCTAGCGGGTCTCGCGTTTTGTAAACCTTCGGGATCGGCACGGTGTGCTCTTCTCTCTAACTGAGGATGTTTCTTTTCATATTCTGATTTATGAACAAAAGAACCATTCCATTCAGTCACCATTTCTTGATAAGGAAAGGCTTGTCCACTTCGATCGGATATTGCTTTTGCGTATTTTCCTCTTGCAAATGTACTCATTTAGGTTCCTGGGTAATATGTTTTTGGTGAAATGTAGAGCGAGGTTCGCTGACCGTTTTCATTTAACGCTCTTTGTAATTCATCATCATAAATCATTTTTAATTGTTGTGTTAATTGGTGATTAATTTTCATACTTAAATAATAGGCTAGACCCGATACCATACAAGGTAAGAAAGTATAATAAACGTCTGCTGTATTGGTGTATGCGCCCACGTCTTGAATCTTTTTAATATAATAATACTGCAATTGATAACTAGAACCAGAATGTACAGAATCTGGTGTTTGATATAAATAGATAACCGGAGTATTTTGTCTATCCACATAATACTGAGAAGGTACACCTTGGGATAGTTTATTAGGAATAGCTGCATAAGCGGAACGATCAATCTTTGATAAACTCTGATCTACCGGTGCGGTAGGTGTAGAATTGTTTCGATAATATGCTTCTAAAACATCACTACAATCAGAAGGGGTTGTATAGTTGGCTTGTCCTTGTACGAGAGTATCTGTTTGTAAAGCTACTTTCCATAAATGAACGCCTCTATTTCCCCATTCTGAAAATAGTAGATTGAGAGACCTACGAGCGCTTTTGATATCATATCCCGAACGGGAACTTTTTATCATGCATCGCTCGTATGCCTCTTCAATTATATCATCGATTTCTAAATCGAAAGATGTTGTTCCTGATGTTGCCATTACTTATCTATAAATAATGTTACTGTTACATTAGAAATAGCTGTTGAGCCAATTCCGCCTGTATATAAAACACCGTCTTCAGGAAGATTTAATGTTTCTGTTCCACCCGCTCCAACTTGCACTTTTAAATAAACACCAGTTGTAGTTGATGCAGAAGTTGTTGCTCCTGTTGCATCTAAAGTATTTATAATAGCACTTCCAGAAGAACCGGTTGACTGAACCATTAAACCACGAAGACGAGTTCTACCAGCAAATGCAACACCATTGCCGGTTAAGACAACAGGTTTTACGTCTGATTTATAACTCATACTCGACTCCTAACTTATGTTATTTTGGGTTAACGTCAGCTGTTGGGTCGTTTAATTGTACCCATGTAGTTCCGTTTGAAAACACATAACCGTTAGTTGTTGCGTTAATAGCATCTTCACAATAAACCATTACACCTTCGTTAGCTGTTGCTAATAAAGAATTAGTTCCGTCTGTTAGAGTTGTAACATTAGATGCATAAAATACAGTTGTTCCACCTTGTTGTGTGTCACCTGCATTTGGATTTGGTCCACCGATAAAACCATTTAATGATGTCACGGGACCTTTAAATGTAGTATTTGCCATGATTAATAACCTCCTAGGTAAAATGTTGATATAGTCTCTAGGCCATCGACTATACGCGTCTATACCAACTAATTTTGTATAGTGGCTAAAATATTATAGAAGTTTTTGATTTAGTGCAAGTAATCTATTATGTTGGAATAAATAGAGGACTCTCATAATTCTCTAAATCTCTCCAACGTAGCTTTGCAATAATTCTCTTAAGTCTGGCATCTATAGATTTCATTTCAAGAGTTTCCTTACCTGTAGCTAGGTATTGAGAATTCCACTGAGATTCTAATTTAATTTTCTCAGCGATTAGAGACTTTGATAGAGCGGTCATCATATACCTCCTTCGATATATCTTTAAACCGCCTTAATCTTATACTCTTTTTTCCCATAAAGTCAAGAGAATATCCCATAAAAAAAAGGGGCCAAAAGGCCCCTTTTAAAAGTTAAAAAGATTAGTACTTATGCACCAGGTGAACCGAAGATACCTCTAAAGTCGGACCAACCGAAGCTGTATCTCTCTCTAGCTTTGTATCTCATGTTACCTGTATCAAAGTCACCTTCCATTGCAGTTTTGATAGCTGCTCTTTCAAAGTGCTTTAATCCATTTGGTACGTCTGTCTTAATGAAGAATGCATCATCATCAGTTAAGTAGTGGTTTACCACATAACCTTGTGGGATCATACCCATGTTTTTCAATGCATTGATATCATTGTCAGCTGTGCCAACTCTGTTTGCTGAGTTCATTAGTCTGTCAGCAGTGAATTGCAATGCTGAAGGAATGATTAATTTCATACCTTGAGCGGCAATCTTTAGACCTCTTTCATCTGTGAAAGCAGCAATATCAATTAAAGCTTGCTCTAAAGATGTTTCATTAAGGTCAGCAGATGTTGCTAATTCGTTGCTTACAGTACCACTGATAGTTCCATGGTCAGTTGCGCAAAGCTCCTTACCATCACCACCTAAGTAGTTTGTGTTGAACGCATTGTTTAAAACAGAAGCTGCTTTCACTTGCTTTGTATTAGCCATAGAACGGGCAAGAGCCTTTGTATATCTAGAAGCTAATCTGTCATACAAGTTATCTTCAATTGCTTCTTCAGTGATTGAGAAAGCAAGAGCGATAGTTTCGTGTGTATAACGTGAAGTGAAGGTTTCTTGTGCTTGATCATAAGAAATACCAGCACCTTCAGCTTTAGTTGCTGCATTACCAAAACCAGATAGCATTACTTCTTCTTCGAATGCTCGATCAGAAGTTTCTGTATCAAAGATTTCAGCGTGTTCGTTTTCGTACCTTTTGTACTCCAGGCCAAATAGTGCATTTAAACCCGGCTCTAGCTCTTTAGCTAGTTGTGATCTTGATATAGCCATAATTTAAATCTCCTATATTAGCTGTTGACCTTTAGCAATCTTCACAATGAAGTTTTCACTAGCTACTGCTACTTCATTTGTTGGATCACTATCAAGTCCCACGATTAACATTTGACCGTTTGTTGATGAAGCAAGGTCAAGCTTAACACCGGAAATACCGTTTGCGCTGTCACCTGCTGCATAAATTGCATCAAATGCAGTACCGACAGATGTAATACCTGTAGCAGTACCTGTTGATTTTACCAAATATAACTGATCAGGGTCATCAATTACGTATGCCTTGATCTTACCCTCAGTGATATTTGTCTGAGTGTAATTGTTACTCCATTTTGGTTTACCTGTTGATGGGTCGCTTTCAATTAAGCATCCGTTAAAGACACCTAAGATGCTACCAGTTGCAGATGATTGTACTGGTACAACGTATCCGCCTGATAAAGCTACTAAGTCACCCTGATAAATTGTTGAAGACATATTGTCTGCAATCTCATATTCAGATTGACTTCCAGCTGCATATGCGCCACCAACTTTTCCCAACGGTTTTAAACCGAAGGCTTTAGTTGAGTTTGCCATATTTTATACCTCCTAAAGTATATAGCTGGTAGCTGAAGAAATAACTAAGAGATTAGTTTTTCTTTGAGCCACCAAAAGTTACACGACTCTGCCTATCTTGATTGATAGGCATTCCTGGGTGCTGTTCCTTCAAGAGATCGTTATTTACAGCTTCTTCTCGGTCTTTCGTTCTACTATTGTAGTACGCTTCCCGTTGCTGCGCGAGCTCTTCCGGTATCCTTGCCAGCACAAGGCCACCAACTCCTATCACTCCTGCGTACTTACCCTCTTTGAGGGACGGATAATTTTCTTCAGGGTATTGGTCTGCACGAACAAATTCCCACCCGGATCTTAATTTACCAGATGCGTTCTTTGTATCGTCAAAACCCATACTCTCGACTCTTATCCAACGCTGACGGTATCCGTCTGGCGCAGGTGGTGCGTCTAGTGATGATGGGGGAGTCCAAACTTGGGGTCTAACATCTTTAGCCCTAGTTTCACTCGCGCGAGAAGTCTTGTCTATTTTTTTATCTTCCATATGCTTTTACGCCTCCTTCGCGATTAATTGTTTCGCATATTCTTCAAGTGGCACACCTAATCGCTTAGCTATTGCTACCTGTGAGGGTGTGAGTTTCACAGTTCTGCGGCGTCCTGTTGTAGCTGGACGTTTGGCTGATGCTACAGTTTGAGAGGGTTTCTCCTGTGTAGTATTTTCTGTTGTAGCAAATTTATTAGGAAATTCAAGTCTTATTCTTTTATCAACTTCCTTATAATACTCTTCACTAGTAGGATCATAACCTTCTTCCTCGGTTAACTGCTTATGAATACTAAAAGCAGTATAAGTCATAGCTTCATTTGAGCCAAACCATGGGTTTTTCTCAGCCCAAGCTTCTGCTTTTGGATCCATTTGTTGAGCGGCCTGCTTAATTTGTTCAGCATTCGCTTGATTATATTGCGGTTGCTGAGCCATTGAAGTAGGTTGTTCCTGTGGAATTTCCTTAGCTTGTCGTGATTTCACTTGATTAAGTCTAGCAGCATCCATTGTTAATCGTGCTATATCAGATTGAGCGGCTATTTGGCCGTCTACATCTTGATTATCAATAGCATTCTTTAACTTAATTTTAGCTGCCTCTAGGTTAGATTGAACTCTATTTTCAAATTCTGAAACATAGTTAGTATCTAAATCTTTATATCTAGTTTCTAATTGTTTCTGTTTTTGAGCAATAGAATGCGCATAAGCAATCGCTTCTTCTTTTTGACGCTCTGCTTCACGCATTTTTCTGGTTAGTTTAGCAATACGTTTTTTAACACTTTCGCTATACTCACCAAGTTCATCTTCTTTATTCTCTTCTTTTGTTTCTTCCTTTTGTTCTTCCCCTGAAGCCGTTTGTTCTTCTTGAACAACGTCTAATTCTTCTTTCTCTTCAACGACCTTCGGTGAATCTAAATCGATTTCTGCACCTTCGGTCTCACCAACATCAATCATTGGCTCTTCTCTTTTCAGTTCTTCAGGCATAGTTTTCTCCTATGTTTATATATGGTGAAGTATATCCTCGGGGTTATTAATTGTTCCAAGGACTTCATCATCATTTAATAAGCGCACCTCACCACCTTCAATCGGTAATCGTGAGCCTGCGTATCTGGCGAAAATAACCCAATCGCCTTCTTTACACCAGGGACCTGATGCAAACTTTTCTTCATCTTTATAACAAAGGGGTCCCATTTTAATAACGTAACCACAATTTGTTGCGATGCGTAATTTGTCTAAAGATTCTTGTGCAATAATAATACCACCTTTGGTTCTATCTTTAGGTGTAAAAGGTAAAACTAACATTCTCCAACCGGAAGGGGTGGGTAGTTTTTCTATTTGACTTTCAGTGATATTTTCAGCTCGAACTTGTTTCTTTTCTTCGTTCTGAGCTTTCTTTTCTTCTTCTTTGTATTTCTCTTGTAATGCGTATTTAGTCATTATTATGCTCCTTTGTTTCTAGCAGGTTAGAGAGTTCCTGTTGTACTTGTTCAAAACCTTGAACTTTGCCCACAAGATACTTGTATTTGTCCATAGTGTCAACACCTGACATGATAGTATCTTTATGGTCTTGAATGACTTCTTTTAAATATTTTTGAAGTCGATAGACGACATTTAATTCTTCCATAATTTTTCCTTTCGTGTATTTTTATATCATGAATGATCCGAAAACAGAAGCTGAAGATTTAACAGTGATTGTTGAGTTCGATTTTGAAATGCCTACTATTCACTAAGTAAGCGGTCTAGTTTCTTATTCATTTCCGTAATTTGATTTTTAATAACAGCAATATCTTGCATCATTGTTTCAACATTATCGGTCTTTTTTTCTAAAGCTTGAATCTTTTCACCCCACATACCCCAAGAAACTAAGAAACCACCGATGATGATGATATAGGGAGCTGCGAGTTTAAGATCAATCTTCATACTTCTTTATACCATTAATGCTCCATTTTGCGAATACTTTTTATAAAAATTCTACCTTGAATTTCTTCTATTTCCGCCTCTGCTTCACCACAAGTAATCATTACTGTTGGACCCATGTTACGTTTCATAACACGTTTCTTTTCTAAACAATCCGCAACACCTGTTGTATAAGTATGTTCTAACAACTCACCATTGCCACTAAATAAACAAAGAACCATCACTACTTTCCACATTAGTGACCATTTCCATTCGCAAATTGAATATCTCTTGTTGCATCTTTCAGCTTTTCTACGTCTTTGGTTAGTTTATCTACTTGTTCTTCTAAGTGATCGAGCATTACTTGGGTGTGTAAATTTTCTTCTAATTGTAAGG